GAACAAACACAAACACAATTCTAACGAATGGTGTCCGTCCCGCCCGTTCCGGCGTATTTGCAGCAAGAAATAAATAATTTTTTTGTTGTTCGAAGTGCCTTCGCGCTTACTCCCCCATGGGCTGCAGCGTAACCCCCAATGTTTCCCGCAGCTTCTCCCCCGTCCGAGTTACGGCAAGCGCATGCAGACGCCATTTCACGCAGCTCCAAACGATACCACAACGAACCCACAGCGCGAACCCCAACCGATCCCCCGACGCCAGACACAGCGCGGATTTGCCGGCTGTTTACATGTCCCCAAACGTACCCCAAAACGCAGGTTTTTCCGTTAGGTTTTCCGTGTCAGTATTGCCGACAATTTCCCACGATTTCCCCACCGTTTCCCCATACGTCTTTAGACGTTACCGCCGATTTATTCGAGACAATGCCGGCGATAATTTCCCCGCTGTTCTCCACCATTTCCCAGAAAATAAAAACGATAAACCGCCACATTTTCGAAGACCCCCCGCCACCCATAAAAATTTAAGGTGTTGTTTTTCTCGTATAATATAATATAGTTATTTCTTTTTCTTTTGCTTCTTTTCTTTTTGTTACCGTCCCCCAAAAAATAACCGATTATTTTCTAAAGTTCCCGCCGATTGTTTCCGATAACTAGAATATAAAAACAAACGAAAAATATTTTTTCCAGTGTTTCCAACGGTTCCGCCGTTCCGAACACAAAATAATAAAAAAAGTATTTGACAAATAAAAACAATGGATTTATAAAGTAAGGGACAAGGGAGGTCGATAATATGAAAATCGAACAGCTAAAAAATAAAATTGAAAAGTTAGTAAATCCAAAAATGAGCGCAGCGGACCGCAAGTTATGGGCGTCACTGGACATAGAGCCGAGCGAGTTAAAGACGGTTCTCGAGTTTCACGAAGGCGAAGCAGTGCAGCGCGTCAATAGATTTTACGGTATGAACGCAAGCGAAAACGAGGTTTTAATTTTCGAGGACCGCGACGGAGACCACAGCAGCGACGCGCTGATAAATAAAATTGAAAAAAGCGGCGGCTTGAACGGTTACGAACTGGAACCCATGACCGAGTATAAAGTAGCAGTCTACAGAGTTAAAAAATCCCACTGACGAGAAACGCGGCGGCGTTTCGAAACCTAGAGGCAAGCGTAACGGCAACGCCTCGACGGTCTGGGGCGCAGATTTTGAGACCCCTCCGGCTAGTTTTTTAAAGGCTGGCACGGTTCACGAGGTGAAAAAAAATGAAAAAGAACGAACTTCAAACATTAAATTATATCGGTATGGAACTAGTGGGGCACAAGTTAGAATTTACAACGAAAGACGAACTTTTCCGCAGAGTTGACGCCTTAAAGTTTGGCTTACAGATTGCGAACAAAAAGGAACTCGTGGCACTCGTCGAACTCGTTTGGTTCTGCTATAGTCACCAACTGCACGACCTAGAGGATAGCTATTTACTAACACAAAAAAAATACGCTGAAAACTATATCCAGGTTTTAGCAGAAAGAAAACAACAATTTTTAAACGATTTTTAAAAACCCGCTGATGAGACGCCGCAAGCGTCGAAACCTAGAGGAAGACGCCAAAAGGCGAGCCCCTCGACGGTCCGGGAAGCGCAATAAATCCCGCCCCCGAGTTTTTCAAACTCTCGGAGAGGTTAACAGGTGAAAACATGAAAAAAGCATTTTATAAAAATTTCGATAATATCAGCCATTACGGAACAGTCGACGGTTTGGCAATCGTAGAAATAGAAAAAGGCGAAATCTACAGCGTTTTAATCGATCCAATAACTTTAGAAATAAAACAAATTTATTTTAATTGTGAAAAACCGATAATGAACAAATACAATAAAGCAGAATTAAACGAAATTTTAAACATTATTTTAAAAATGGAGGTGTTAGAAAATGAATAAATATAGAAAAACATTTAAATTTTTCAATACAGAAGAGCAGGCAAAAACATTTTGCGAAAACACAAACAAGGCGGCGAGCCGATACGTTAGAAAAAACCACGCGGCACTTTATACGCCGTGGAGCAGCACAGACGGAAAAGAAAATTTATTTATAGTTTGGTATGTTATATGAAAACCCACTGATGAGCCCGTGAAAATCGAGGCGAAACCTAGAGCCGGAAACGGTTCGACGGTCTGGGCGTTACCCACAAACACAAAATAATTAAAAAAGTGTTTGACAATTCAAAATTATTGATTATATTGATTATAGAAGCAAGAAAAAACCGGCTCTTTTCGGTCTTACGATAAAACCGAAACCCGACGCCGACAAAACGGCGGGGCACCCATAGGAGGGAACCAAAAATGAAAAACTTTAACGAAATTAAAAAATACCTATTAGAAAATACTGAAACACTAAAAGAAATCGTTTCACAAATCAACGGTTATGACGGTTCACTAGATAGCCTAGAATATTATGAAAATGATGAGTATTTCTTCGAATTATATTTCAGCAACCCAGCGGAAGCAGTAAGGGCGGCACATTTTGGGAACTACAACTATAGCGATGACTTCGTAAAGTTTAACGGATACGGCAACTTAGACAGCTACACAGAGCACGAAGTAGAAGAAGAATTAAAAAGCAGCATTGACGAAATTCTGAAACGCATGGAAGCACTCGAGGGAAAAATAGACATATACGACGCGGAACTCGAGGAAATCATGGAACACGAAGACGAGCCAAACACATACTACGAATTAAAACAAAAGCAGCAAGACGAATTTAATAATTTTCCTTTATTCTTCGCCTTTAGCGATGAACAATTTAAAGCAGGTATGGAAAAACTAGGATTAAACCCCGACGAAACAAACAAAATTTATAGCATAGGCGGCGGCGGTTACTACCGTAGAGACGACAGCGCAAAATTTAAAGAAATGTTAGACAAATTCGAAGCAGAAGAAGCAGAAGCGCGAAAAGATGAAAAATATTTATTACATATGTTTTCTTACGAATTAGAAAACCACGAATACGGCTACACAAACGACATAGACGACACACTCGACGCCCTAGACTTAACAATCGAAGAAGTAAAGGCAGACGCTAAACTATTAAAAGCATTACAAACAGCGTTACAGAAATACGAGTAACACCCCACCCACTGAAGAGCCGGAAGGAACGGAACCACCGGCGAAACCTAGGGAAGAAACGCCCCGCGCGACTTTCCGACGGTCTGGGAAAATCCCACCGGCATAACCACCGCCGGCACATAGGAGGTGACGAAATGGAAACCAAACGCAAGAGCGGCGCAGGTTTCGCGGTTTTATTTCTCGCGTGTTTCATGATAGTTGACACGCTGCACACGAAACCACCGGAACCCACCGCCAAACAAACGGCAACACAAACCGCCGCACCGTCTCGAACTTTCCATAATTGGCTATATAAAGAAATGGAACAGCACGAGGCAGAACGGGAAAAACTAGCGGTAGAATTAACGGAAAAAGAAGAGGAACGCGAAAGGCTGCACCCGGTAAAACCAGATAAAAAAATACCGCTAAATCCGGCACTAAATGCAGCCGTAAAGCAATTTATAGCGGACAAACTAGCGGAAGCAAACGGAACGAGCACGACGGCGAAGAAATCGACCGGAGACGCAGAAGACAGCACAAACAGCGCAGAAATAGAAGACAGCGTAAAAGAGTTTGGCGGCGGTTCTTCGTTTCTCGATAGCGGAAACAACCAACCGAGCGGCAAGCCGTATATAATAATCGGTACAACCGGACCCGGCAAGGACTGGACGGACCGGCAGAAATAAAAACCCACTGAAGAGGCAAGCGCAGAAACCGCGAGCCGAAACCTAGAGAGGAACGAAAAAACCTCTCGACGGTCTGGGGATGTTTCAATTTTCCCACCGGTTACAGCCGGCGACCCATAGGAGGGATAAAATGAAAAATTTCCAAACTATAAAAAATAAAATTTTCCAAATTGAAAAGGAACTTGAGGAACTAAAAACAATCGTTAAGAAAATAAACGAAATCGAAAACAGCCGCCAACTAAACGACAACGAAAAACACTCGAAGGCGTACCAACTCGGAAAAATCACAGCACTAGAAGAAACAAAAAACTTTTTATTAGATATACTTTTTTAAAAACAAGGGGAGGGGATAGCATGAAAAATTATCTAGGATACGAAACAGGAAAAATTTATTTTTCGAACAACTGGGGGAAGCGTTTCGAGTTTATCGAAATTAAACGGAACGGCGAAGGCGTCGAAATCGTCACCCGATGGATAGCAGACGAAGAAGAAACGGAAGCAGCGCAACCGCGCGAACTAATCGAAGCATAACCGGCAGCCAACGCGGCGCCGGTCTTTTTTTTTCGTCACGCGATCGCGTCACACGCGAAGCACGCACCCGGGAAAAATTCGAACCAACTCCGCCGACTTTTAGCCAACCAAAAGCCAAACATAAAATATATATATATATAAACTACCCCTGAAAATCTGACTTTTTGAATTCGCGGAAATCTGCGGAAACTGTGAGGAGGCGCACGCGGAACTTTTTGCTGAATATTATATATATATATAAAACTACCCCTGAAAATGTGAGTTTTTAAATTGCCGTTTTTTGCCCATATTTTTAGCCGACCCGACACTTATACCGGAAATAAATATAAAACGGAAATAAACAGCATTCTGAGCAAGATTTCAAATAAGTTATCGCAGAAATCGAACATAAATTTCTGAACACTTCAGGAATATTTTCGAGAGACTTTCCACAGAATTGGAATAAAATAGTTAAACATTTCATACAATCATCAGGAAAAACTTGACAGAATAATTCTAATAGTTAAATTAAAAACAGGAGGTGCAGAATGAAAATCGAAAAGTTAACCCAGCAGGAAATGGAAGAGGTTTCGAAAGTGGCGATGAAGTTATTCGATGGGTGGAAAGATCGACCCAACGAGCTAACGCCCAGGCAATTATTTATTATCGCTTTTCTAAAAGGAAGAGAATACACGCTGGAACAGATCGGTGCATTCGATTTGGACGACGACGACATGACGGGGGCACGGGATTTTAAAGACAAATATTTATAGCACGAAAAAAGGCGGCATAATCATAGCCGCTTTTTTGTTTACATATCTTCTTCGAGCAGAGCGTCATACAGCCACCCTTTAAAATCTGATAAATTTTTAATGTAATCCCATAACTCATTCGCGAGATCATCGTTTGCAGGACACTTCATTTTCTCATCGTTCCAGTGCGCTTTACCACACGCCGGACAATCCCATTCGTGCGGGTGTCCCATGTAAAACAATCCAATCGGTTTAAATTCATTCTTATGTACATCGAACTGAATGTTTAAATTTAGTGATTGCGGAAACTCATCGAACTGTAATGTGATACTCATAAAATCATCGCCCATAATCATCGCTTCGTAACTACCTGTAAATTTTTTAACTGTGTTCATTTTAACATCTCCAATTCTTGTTTCGTGGAACTCGCCGCGTAACAATTTATTTTTTATTTGCTTTGGTTTCTAAACACAGTATAATATAAAAAAATAAAATGTGTGAAAAAAGATAAAAAATTTTTAAATAGTTATTTCTGAAAATCATAAAAATAATAAAATTTAGGGTACCTTACACGAAAAAACAAACACCGAGCTTACAGCGATAAGCGATTACCGTATATTTAAAAATCCAATTTGCATAACAAAGAGTGAGGCGGTAGCCGAGGGCTTTGTTAGAGTTGGGGAAAGGTGCGGAAAGGGGCGGCGATATGCCCCGTTCTGCGGTTTGTACACCGTCGATATATATTTTGATAAATTTTCACCGTGTTCGTTATTTTGTGTTAATATATATACAGGAATTGGAGGTGATGATCATGTTGTTACTTGACAACGCGAAACTAAACATCTGTGAATTCAGAGATGTTAAGCTCCAAGACATTTATATTAAAACGAAAAGAAATCATATTATGTATAAATTCGATAGAAGGATACGCGAAGGAAGCATAAAGGAACTCGATGATAAATACGGTTACATCATGCGTTATGAACAGATGGACAACCCGGAGCGTAAAGATTATTTCGTGATCGTTCCAGCGAACAAAGGAAAGGAACGCGGATTATTCGTTTCGAACTATGTGTACTACGGGAGACCAACGAGCAAATGTTACGAACAATATCTGCGAGAGATCGGTACACCGGTAAAGCAAACGAAAGAACAAATGTTCCTCGAGGAGTTGCACGGGGAACTATGGGCAGCGCTGCCGAATACCTGGGTTGAACGCGTCGAAAATATCGACGATACGATGAAGCTAAAGTTATCGGACCCGAAAGTTCGTAAAGTCTATGATACATACTGCGGTCGAAACAAAAATAAACCATATCTTAAGCCGGATTTCCGCGTCGTGGATTTCAAAACCGGTAAAATAGCCTTTCTCGAAGTCGAACGAACGAAGCACCGTCAAGCAGATTTTCTTAAGAAGCTGATGAAAATACGAATGATGGGGCGTAAAACTTATTTCGTATTCAACGGCGACGAGAACGCAACCCACCACCTAGAGCTGATTGCCTTATTCGAAAGACAAATCAGCGAACTCATCGGCAAACGGTTCAAGTTTACATATATTTATTATGCAACCGTTGATAGCCTGAAGTTTCTCGGTAAAGACGCATGGGAAAAGTATGTCTAAACGGCATGCTTTTTTTGTGTAAAAAAGACACCGGCACTTATTCACCAGTGTTCTTTTTCTTTTTGCCGTCATTCAAGTAATTCAACAGGTTCATACCGTTTGAGCGATGAATGAATTTACCTTCCGGGTTCTGACCCAAGTTACCGCCCACCATGATCAATAGCAGCAGATAATCGTTTAAACTCATGCGATAGCCGTTATCAGCGAGTAACCGCAAGTCTTCTTCGATCACTCTTCGGAATGTATCGGGCATGCGGAAATTAACGCTGATGAAATCTTGCTGCAGGAACTTGCCTTTTTTGCCGGTGAAATCACCTTTATGCAGCTTCACCTTCCCCGATAGTTCAAACAGATTAACCCAATTTTGATATTTATTATTAGACATACAAATCACCTCCATTTTAAGTTTATAAGTTTATGTAAGCATAACATCATAACATTATAGTGATATAAGTTTATAATTTTATAGGTTCATACAGTTATAATTTTATGGTGCTATAGTTTCACATTTACAATTTCATTATACACAGAAAATAAATTTGTGTGAAAAAAAAATAAAAATTTATGTTTTAAACGAACACAAAAAATAAAAACATAAAAAAAGTGTTTGACAAACTTTTCCATTGTGCTATAGTTTAGGAGAGCACAAAAGAAATAGAATTATAGAAAGGGGTGTTATATGAAAATATCATTAGAAGAATTAAATACATACGCTAAAAAGCAAGCGAAGAAACAATGGGGTTTACAGTTAAATGTAACCGTCACCATAAACGGAAGACTATCGAGATCACTCGGACGGTTTGGACATACGAAAACAAAACCGTTATACATACAGTTATCGAAGAAGCTCGTGGAGAATTACGAGCCACACGAAATAAAAGATGTGTTGCTGCATGAGCTAACGCACTGGGCGCTATTTACATTAAACAAACCGTGCAAGGACGGGCACCCGGTATTCGAGCAGGAATTAAAACGAGTGGGAGCGTGTTCAACCAGAACACACCAGATCAAAGGCGAGGCGTTCCAGCTGCATTGTAAGAATTGCGGCAGGCTCGTCGGTGAAACAAACAGCAAACGCCAAAGCACAAATTGGTTAAACAGAGGCGTCAGTAAGTGTTGCATGGCGAAACTAGAACGAACATTTATATTAAAATAAAAAATATTAAAATATTTTGTTGACATAATTTACATACTAATGTAATATAAGGGTAAGCAAGAAACTCTAGGTAAAACAGTGGGACCTTTCGAGAGTGGTACAGGTTAAACTCTCGATAATATATTGCGAATACAAATCTACAATAAAGATGTTTAGAGAGGAGAGTGATAGCATGTATTTAGAAAACATGGAAATCCATTTAGAAACAAGAGAAGACGAACAGCCGTGGTTCGATGTAACCATGACATTTGACATAGAAGGTAATGAAGACGATTGGGTTGCGCTGGATTTCGCAGCAGACATAAAGGGTAAGCACATAGATTTCTACGGAGCATACATAAGAAGAAGCGAAAGTGACGACGAGGAAATTAAGTTCTCGGATAACCAAATCAAAAAGTTTAAAACAGCAATTAGAAAAAAGATAAAGGAGGCGATCTAGCATGTTCGAAAAAGCAAAAGAAGTTTATCAAACGGAGGGCGTATTAAAATTCTGGATTACAAACTTAAAATCAAAAAAGGAATTCGGTAAGTTCAGAGATTGGTTGAACGAAAGTGATGAAGAGTTTACGATCCATCGACCACATTATTGTCTCGTGATTATCGTAAAGAAAGGGTGTGAGTACATTGAAAACGATTAAATATATGGATACAGAATACACAGTAATCGACGAGTACAGGCACGACATTGAAGAAACTCATACGATTACCATTAAAGCCGTACATAAAAGCGAGTATGGGGTAATAAGAATTCTAGGAATGTTCATAATGTACATAAACGAAAGAGTAGATGTAAAGATTGATACAATGTTATTGACGCCTCACCAGTTAGAACAAATTAACAGATTTAAAAAAGACGGTGAGTTCAATGGCTGAAACGTTAATCAAACTAATAGAAGAGCAGCTAAAGATTTTGGACGAGCTTAAAAATTTTATAAACAGGGAGAGTGATAAATAATGAGAAAGTTATATTATGTAGAAAGTGATTTATATGAATATGGAGTTTACGAAAGTTTAAAAGAAGCAAAAGAAAAACAGAAAGAAGTTCAAAAGAAATACATAAAAAAGAACATGGTTAAAATTAGAGTAGAGGAGGTCGAGCAAAATGAAGACAACTAGATATATTGCAATATTACTAGCGGCATTGACATTCACATCGAATACAACCGCTGTAAACGCAGCCAACAGAGTTACAGTTATTGCACATCGCGGAGCGTCGGACACAGCGCCGGAAGAAACTATGAGCGCATTCGACATAGCCATAAAACAAAAGTCAGACTTCATCGAGATGGATCTGCGCAGAACAAAGGATAATAAACTCGTACTTATGCACGACGACACCGTTGACAGAACGACAAACGGAAAGGGTCGCGTATCTACTTTGACACTAGCGCAGCTAAAAAAACTAGACGCGGGCAGTAAGTTTAACCAAAAGTTTAAAAATGAGCGTATAATTACAATGGACGAAGTGGTTAAACGCTTCGGAACTAAAACAAATTATTTCATCGAAACAAGAACCATTAACGGAAAGACAGGCATGGAATTGCCGCTATTACATATTTTAAATCAAGCGGGTCTAATCAATAAACGCAAGGTAACAATCGAGAGCTGGTCAGCTGATAGCTTAAAAATAATCCATAGCCATTATCATTATATGCCGCTCGTTCAGCTTGCAGTATTCAATAACAAAAATCAAATTACACAAAAACAAATAAACGAGTGGAAAAAATATGCGAGCGGTGTTGGACTGGAAGCGAGTATGATTGATAAGCAAACGGTTAAAAAGTTACACGATAATCATTTAAAAGTTTATGTGTTCTTCTTTCAGCCGACGCTGGAAAAAGCAGAACAAAAAAGAGTAATCGCAGACGGAGCAGACGCGGTTTTCACAAATCATGTTTCATATACAAATTCAATTATAAAATAAGGGGAGTGATAAAAATGACTAAAAGAGCAGTTGCATATTTAAGGGTATCATCAGAAGGGCAAGTTGACAAGTTCGGGTTTGCCGCACAAGAAGAAATGGTTCTAAAGTATTGTCAAAAAGAAGGGATCGAATTGGTAATCGACCCGTTCAAGGAAGAGGGCGTCAGTGGAACGATTGGAATTGAAGACGAAAGCACCACAGCACGCGTTGCATGGATCGAAATGCAGGACTTCATGGAAGAAAGCGGAATTGATTTAATCATCATTCCAAAACTGGATCGTTTGGCTCGTGATTTAATGGTACAAGAGGCAATCATTAAATCCGCTCGAGCAAAAGGTTGGACAATCGTTTCCGTACAAGAACCAGATTTATGTGAAAACGACCCAACGCGTAAGCTAATCCGCCAGGTAATCGGTGCAATTAACGAATGGGACAGAGCGATGATTGTAGCTCGTATGAAAGCGGGACGCATTCAAAAAGCAAAATCCGGTCAGCACGCAATCGGTCGTATCCCACTAGGGTATGATAGCGTAATGGAAAATGGAAAGAGAACGCTCGTCGTAAACAATGATGAAAAAGCGGTCGTTGAAATGGTATTCCATTTAAGGGACGATAAGGGCGTCAGCTTCCAAAAGATCGCCGATTACTTAAATGAAAACGAATACCAAACGAAAGCCGGCGGTTCTAAATTCTACACATCAACGGTTCAAAAGATTTACAAAAATCCAAAGTACCGCGGACAAATCGAGTTACACGATAACGGAACGGTGATTGTTTCAACTACAAATGAAAAGCTCCGATTGATTGACTAAATCATTCGCGGCTTTTTTCTTACATAAAATTTTCGAGAGTTGGTTACGCTGCTGGTGATACCACCGAACTGTTAAGGTGTAACACAAGGAGGCAGAAACTTGATAACAAAATATGATTGCAAATGTGGCAGCAGCCTAATCGCTTATGTAAAACTCGAGATGGTCGTTTGCTCTTGCGGAAGAAACATTAAGGGTGTTACCATCACTAAAGAGGAAGACCAAAGAATAAAACGAAAAGATAAAAAGGAGAGGCTCAAAAATGGAAAATGAACAGAGCTTAAAAGATTTATTACTTGAGATTATCGAAACATCAAATAAGAATTTTGAACTGTTGCAGAAACGAATTGAGCGCCTGGAAGTGGACAAGCAGGAAATGGCGAACTTAATCGGCTATCTCGGTACCAGATTGCAAGTTGCAGAGTACGAGATTATGAAACTCAAGGGATACGACGATGAAAATTAGTAGCGCAAAGTGGAATGTAGATCATTGGGAAATCGTATTTCGCGTTATGCCGAAAGGGCTCTGTGCTGGAAAGTATGAGCTGCATAAGTTTGACGCGAACTTAAATGCGCTCGATAAGAAAACACCGGTATCTGCTAATGACCTCGTACAAAAGAAGCGTTTACCTATTATCGTTGGGGAATACCCGGAATACACCGAAATAAAAACTACTACTGTTAAATACAGATTAACAGAGAACGGCTGGAAAACAATCGAACTTTACACTAGGGAGATGGAATAATGTTAGAGCTATCAAAATCAGAACTTATTAACCTAATGAAAGAGATGGGCGCTGATGGTTGGCACCTGTACAGTATCTTACGCCTTGAAGCGAGAAACGATGTTGTCAATCTAAAACAAGAAGAGCTCGCCGAAATGCTAGGCGTTAGCATTAAAACTGTTTACAATCGCATGAACAAATTATCCGCTGTCAAAATCCAGGACAAGCAGCTTGTAAAAGTCGTTGATAAAAAACAAGACTGTAATGTAATTCACATTACTAGCATAGAGGTCGGTAAAATATTGCGGGTCGGAAATAAACTTCCAGTCACAAGTATAGATAATACTTCTAAAGATTTAAAAGATATTAAAGAACTAGCGACCGGTAACGAATTACCGATCACAGAAACCGCTGAAACGAAACAACCGATGAAACCGAAAGACGCACTAATCGAATGGGGCAGAAAGTACACAGAAAAATACGGTGTTAATTACGCAATCAGTTGGGGGCGTGATACCAAACTGATGAAGAAGTTGCTGGACACTTACGGAGAAGAACGGCTGATGGAAATATTCGATGTAATCTTGCGGCTGTACTCGCAGAAATGGCAATCAAAACAATACACGCGCCCAACAATCGGTCAAATGTCTTCATGGCTAGCGGTACAGGCGGAACCTTATGCGTCTGCTAACATGGAAGACACGAAAGAAAAAGAAGAATTTGAAACGGTGGAAATCACAACCGAAGACGGAATCGATTTAATGGACGAGTGGGAAAAGAGAGGTTGGATATAAATGCGTTGTAACGATTGCGGGAAATACAGAGAATACGGGGAAATTTGCTGTGATGTAAATACCGATTGGCTCGAAGAACAAATGGAAATCGAAGAGAGATTACGAGAACAGTTCCTAAAAGACTTAAACGCTGTTAAACAGAAACTGGAGGAAATCAAACATGACAAATAATTTTGATAAAACAATAGCGGATACATGCGCAGCCCGTTTTCACTGTAAACAACATGAGAAAGCGTGTTCCACGATCTGCCCGTTGTGGATCGACTTAAAGTATCAAACAGAATTATCCGGAATTCCAAAACGATTTCAAAAATACCAGACTGATAACTTGCCAGAAGACACTTATGCGCTACCGGTCATTCAAAAATTCGGGGATAGCATTACAGAACGCGTACCAAAAGGCGAAGGGTTATATCTATACGGATCAACCGGGCTTGGAAAAACAACGATTGCATGCGCGATAGCCATGACTTACATTTCGCATCAGTCGTTACTTGATATTCGTACAGGCAAGCGCACTAAACAATTGGTATCTTATGCGAATGTACCGGACTTGCTCGACTTAATCAAAAAAGGTTTCGATGATACCGATATACAACTCGAGGCAAACGCAAAGCTCGAGGCATTACGAACAGCACCGCTCGCAATCCTAGACGACATCGGCGCAGAGAAACCAAGCGAATGGGCACGAGAAAGATTGTTAACCATCATCAATGACCGTTATGATAATGAACTCGCAACGATTGTAACGAGTAACTTGTCAATACCGGAACTCGTTGAGCCGTTGGGTGCCCGTATCCGTAGCCGCATAGAAGGATTAACCTTTCCGCTACAATTCAAGGGGACAGACAGACGCAGAAAGCTATAAAACTAAATGGGGGAAAATTAAATGTTAGAAATCCAACTGTTGAATGCCGTTATTGCTAAACGAGATTTCAGTGCGCTGGTGAAACACAATCTGGCGAATGAAAATATGTATCACGAACAGGCGTGTGCCTATCGTTTTATTAAAAAACATCTGGGTGAGTTCGGAGAATTACCATCGGTCGAAAGTGTGATTACGAATTGCCCGGATTTTGAATATGTTGATGTCGTCGAGAGCATTGATACCCTCGCGATGAAAATAATCGAAAGAAATCTGAAAATGGAAGAGAAACAATTGTTGCAAGAGCTCGCCGCAGGGTTCGGGAACATGGACGCCTATAAGATACTCGAGCGATTGACCGCAAAAGTCGAAGACCTGCAGCAAAAAGCAGCTGCTCGAGGTAAAAACGGATCCAACTGGGCACAAAACGGTGAGGAACGGTTCGAAAACTATGAAGCTCGTAAAAAGAAAGACTTCAGCAAAAAATTGCCGTGTATGTTTGACGAGTTCACGGACGCTGTTGGAGGTTATGAGCTTGGCGAATTGGTCACAATCATGGGTTTTACTGGGCGCGGAAAATCTTGGCTTGGTTTATTGTCAGCGTTAATGGCAAACAATTCTGGGCACAAAGTGTTAATCGAAAGTGCGGAAATGTCGAAGACGGAAAACGAATTCCGGCTCGATACCCTTGAAGGTGGTTTCTCAAATCGCGGTTTATGGACCGGGCAACTCGGTTTTACGGAAGACGAATACAAAAAATACACCGAGCGTTTCACAAAAGAGAATTCCACCCGCGCAGATATGATTATTAAAACGGCGGAGGACTGGGCAGACGGTCTTTCGATTGAACAATTAGAACACGACATTGATAAAACAAAATGTGATATGGTAATTATCGACCAGTTCAACTTACTCAAGTTCAAAGGGAATTCCCGTGATGATAAGACGGCTGTTTCCCGCCAGCTAAAACAGCTCGCCGCTAAAAAATCTGTTGTGATTATCCTACTCTATCAAACAAATGGCGATTACGAGAAGTCCAAAGGGAAATCCGAAGGGATACGAGAATTAAAAACGCCAACTTTGCAAGATTATTCGGAAACAATCGCTGTAATCCAGGACAGCAATAAGATTTTCGGTTTCGATAGCGTGACTTGGAGAGACGAAGCAACCGGAAGGCAGCGCGGTAAAGCACTGGTTACAGCTGTGAAAAGCCGATCCGGTGGCGAAGGATTAGAGCTAGAGTTAAATTGGTGTCCGAACGACGGTGTAATGCACCCGAGAGCGGAAACGGACATGTTCTAAACGGAGGCAAACGCTTCCGTTTTTTTTCTTCGATTTCGATAAAAATAATTTTGAAAACACCTTGAAAACATATTGTAATATGCCTAGCGAGTTTTGTATAATTAAAACATAGACACATACATACATTCTATCAATCGGAAGTCAAAAGTCACCAATAAAATTACTTATAACAATCAAAACGGGGATTATCAAGAATTATCAGACAATAACAAAAAGTATTTTATATTCATAAATATATGTCTGAAATCAAATTTAATTCCGAAAAAACGTAAATTTTTCAACATAATCCGTTACAAGTATATAGATACCACCGAACAGATAAGGTGAGGTGAAAACATTGAAAATTGGAACGATTGAGATTGATTTTGATGTGTATGATTATCTAGAAAAAAAGTTATCCAGTGTAAAGCAAGTCGGGGATAACACAATGGCAGCATGCCCGTTTCACAATGAACGATCACCAAGCTTCGGGGTCCATAATGAAACCGGTTTATACCAATGTTTTGGGTGCGGCGCCAAAGGAAACATCGCCCAGCTCGTGAAGCATTTGGACAACTATGATACGGTGTTCGACGCGGAAGAGTTTCTGATCAATATGTACGGGAAATATGCAGCGAACCCAGACGAAAGTTTCGAATTGCACTTTGATGATGAAGCCACAACCGATTATTACATCGACGACAGCATTCTAAAGCAGTACCGCTTCAGACACCCCTATTTAACCAGGCGTAACTTGGACGAGCCCATTCAACGATATTTCGAGATTGGATATTCCGCAACGAAACAAGCCATCACCATACCATACCGGGACCATTTAGGTAGATTGCTAACGGTTAAGTTTCGCAGAGTTACAAGTAAATCATTCTGGTACGAGCCATCAATGCCATCACGGGTAAAATCTGAAACGCTGTTCGCTTTCGATAAGGTTTTACAGTCACACCATAACATTATCGCGATCACCGAAGCCGAGATTGATTGCATGAGCGTATGGCAAGCAAGAGAATGTTCAGCGTTTGCAATCGGTGGAAACCAGTTCACAGACGCACAGGCACATAAACTATTAAAATATCTAACGCCTGAAAAAGAATTACTGTTATTTGTTGATAACGACGACGGGGGACAGCACGCTGAAAATCTCGTTATCAAGAAATTAGACGCCCGATTTAACATTTCAACGGTGGACTGGTCGCTGATCGATCGAAATGTAAAAGACGCAAACGATTTAACAGTTGACGAGATCAAAATGCTAATTGAAAACCGAAAACCCGTTGGCTTAAAATTATTTTTTTAACCTTGCAGGAGTTTTCTAAAAGTTCCGAAATTTAATAATATACCAAACAAACAGGGGGAAAATTATTTATGCTAGATTATACCAACTTATCGGACGAGCAACTCGTCGGCTTATTTCAAAACGGGGACGAAAACGGGTTGCACGAAATCAATGACCGCTACAAAAACTTCATTAACATTCAAGCAAGCCGGAACAACACGAGACACCCGCAAATTGATATTCAAGATTTCACCAGCCAACATTTCAGAGCATTATGGAAAGCGGCAGAGAAATACGATACAAGCCGGTCCAACGGAAAGCCATTCAGTTACTGGTTTAAAATGCGCCTGGATAAATCAACTTACGATTTAATCCGCCAGCGGTTATACAAAGATTACAAAGACAAAGATGGAAACCGAATTCGAAATGAAAAAAAAGAAACCCCGAAACTCATTAGCTTCGAGGAAGCGAGCACCATTACTTGCGATAATGGGCACAAAGAAAATATAGGTATCGAAGACAAATCCGCTTCTTACGAGGTCCAAGTCGAAGAAGCAGCAACAGACCTGTACAAATTTATCCAAAGCAAAAACGAAACAGACGCAAAGATTGCAATCCTAGTCGTGCAAGGATACGAATACAAAGAGATTGTACAAATGTTAAACTTACCAAACAAAATGACCGTTACCCGAGCACTTGAGAGGTGCCGGAAATATGCGGCTGAATATTTAGAAACAGAAAAAAATTAAAAAGTTTGCGGGAGCTTGTTACGCTCCCCGGCTTACCACCGAATTATTAAGATGTAGGACAGTTAAACTGATCCGAAAATAAAACCATGGGGGTATTCCTAGTATGACCAATTTAAACGATTTAATTCTCGGACAAGGCGACGACGCACGAAAAGCCGTAGAAGACAGTAACAAACCGAAGTCCAAAACGAACTATATCCGCTTAAAATCAGGCGAAAGTGTTCGCGGTTATCTGCTTACAAAAGACTTTTTAGCATTCATGCAGCACGGCGACTTTAACCGAAAAATCCATTCACATGTGTGTAAGGATCCACGCAGTGGTAAAGATTGCATTTCATGTAAAGCGGCTGTTCCACGCTCCAAAGTTTGGCTCGTTCCGATCTACGACATTGACGCAAAGAGCGTTCGCATTTTCGAAGCAAAGAAAAAGTACATGGCGGCTGTTTATAACTTCGTCGATGAGTACGAAGACGAAGCGATCACTACACCCATTACTTTATCGAGAACCGGTGCCGACGCACAAAGCACGAACTATTCAATCATGCCGACCCGCGTAAAAGCAAACGAGAAGTCGTTGTTTGAATTGCCGGAGAACATTGAAATCAACGAAGATTTCTACATGAACATCTTAAATCCGCCAAGCGATGAATACTTATCAGAATTGCTCGGGTTAAACAACGAGACAACTGATGATGAAATCGTTGCAATCGGTGACGACGAAACACAAAGTTTCTAAACTAATCAATGGGGGCTATCGGTCCCCTTTGGTTTTAAGGAGTTGCTATGTAGTGCTAGATGATGTATTAAATTTGTTAGATAAAGCGGAAGCCAAAGAAAAAGCAAACGCTGCACGGGTCAAAAAAGTAAAAGAAAAAAAGATTGAAACGCTCGACGAAGCATTTAAACGAGTTTCAGAAATGAAATTAAATGATACCGAGCGGGAAATCGTCGCTACGGTCCACCGCATGTTAGTTAATCAAACCTTACAGCGCGTTGACCCGACAAAGAAATTATCGAAAAAAGAAGTATTCGAACTATGGCAAGTATATCAAACTATCGAAAAGGAAAGCAAGAAGAAAGTTGTGGTAGAAACCAAGCCGGACAACTACTTCATCATACAAACACCTGAAAAATTAAACGAAGTTCGTGCATTACTTGCAAACGAACCGATCACCGCATGGGATACAGAAACCACCGGTCTGGACATCTATAACGATGTTATCGTTGGCTATTCTGCGTACTTACCGAAGGCAGACATCGCTTTTTATGTTCCGTTCGGGCACACAACCGGACAAGAGCAAGTTGCGAAAGAGATGGCTCTCGAGGTGGCACGCGAATATCTGGAAGACAGTAGCCATAAAACCATCTGGCACCATTACAAATACGATGGTCACATGCTGCTAAACCACGGTATCACCGTTGCTAATCCTTATTGGGATACACAGGTCTGTGCAAAGTTATTAAACGAACACGAGAGCGCCCGCTTGAAGGACTTACATGCGAAGTATGTAAAGAAAAACGGTGAAGCAATCCATTTCGATGATCTGTTCGACGACGCGGTTATCTACGATAAAGATGTTATTTTATCCGGGATTTACGCAGCGGGAGACGCTCACAAAACATTCGATTTATATTTTTTCCAGAAACCGTTTATCGACACACGCGATAATTTAAAAACAGTTTGGTATAACATCGAACAGAAATTACTCGAGGTCGACTTAATCATGGAGCGAACCGGTTTTAAAATTAACCTGGAAATGATGAAGTCACTTGAAGAAAGGTTCAATCCCATTTTAGCGGAAAGTGAACAATCCATTCTATCAGCCTATGGAATTGATGATACTTTCGTTCAAACGATGAGCGAGAAAATCGGCAAATCCATCGACGCATTCAACATTCAATCAAACGAACATCTCGCATATTTAATTTATGATGTTCTCGGCGTTGATGAAAAGATTGGGCTGCGTTTCAAAAAGAATATTCGCTCGACCGCAAGCGAAGTAATCGACGCAATCGTTAGTGACCACGAAGACTTGGCGCCGCTAAAGAGGTACCGCCAATTATTCAAACTAGCGTCAACTTACCTTCGGAAAATTCCGAATGCGATGGAGCCGAAAACAGGTCGTCTGCACAGCCGTTTTAACAACCTAGCGGGTGATGATGGAAAAGACGGAACAGCGACAGGGCGTTACAGTTCTTCAGAATATGTTTCGGCAAAGCATTCAAAGACCATCGGGAGTGATGGCAAAGGTATCGCAAAGGGAACGAACCTGCAAAACATTCCATCAAAGGGCGAAGGCGTTTTAGTTCGTATGTGTTTTGAACCGGACCCGGATTGGATTTTTGTATCCAGTGACTTGTCGCAAATCGAACCGCGTATCATTTCTGTTATTCTTGCGGAGAAGTTCGACGACCCGGCTATGCAACAGTTTTATATTGACGGCAAAGATTTATACACAACAATGGCGATGGCTACTTTTAACTTTGACGAGCAAAATTGCGTCGATGGCGCTTATGACCCATCGGGCTCGTTCCAGCCAAGAAAACTGATGAAGCAGGGCGTATTAGCTTATCTGTATGGACAATCAGCGAAGTCATTTGCCCGCACGATGAAAGTAACCGATGAGGTTGCGCAGGTCTTCTTCGACGGTATGTTATCGGCATTCGTTGGATTAAAGCCATTCCGTGAGCAAACCATTAACGGATTATTAACAAAAGGTCCGGTAGCTCATGTTGAGACTTTGTTCGGTCGAAAGCGTCGTTTCCCGGATTACCGAAAAGAATATGCAGAATTACAGCAGCTAAACAAGAAACGATGGGGAACATTATCAGCGGAAGAAAGTGAACGCAGAAACCTTTTGTGGCGTCGGTGTGCGTATGTAGAGCGTGCAGCGATCAACACGATCATTCAAGGATCCGCCGCTGATGTCCTTAAGATGTCTCTAGCTGCGATGAGTGATTTCTGTAAAAAGAATTCATTTAAGTTACACTGTTCCATTCACGACGAAATAATGATTAGCGTTCCAAAAAACAGACTAGTGCCGGAAGTTATCGAGAGCGTAGATAACATTATGACCCGGACAACGGTATTCTCGACCCCGCTAAAGTGTGATACGGTAATCCAGCCGCGTTGGCAACAAGAGTATAAAGCGTGGAAGGAATGGGATTTCGCAGCGAACGCACCTATCAAAACAGCTCGTGAGAGTTATCTTTCAGATAAAAAATTACAACCAATTAGGGAGTGGCTATAATGCAGTATTTAATCAAAGAGATTTATTTTAACCGCATTGGCGAGAAGACAACCGTTTGCTGCTTAAAGTTAAAGAACGGTTTCGAAGTAATCGGAACATCAGCATGCGTTAATCCCAAAGATTTTGATGTCGAACTTGGCGAGAAATACGCATACGAAGCAGCGATAATAAAACTCGAAGAACTCGAAGGATTTCACAGGCAACAAATATTATTTACCGCAGAAATGAAAGTAACATCACCAGAGAAACAAATTGACGATTTATACGAAGAAATTTTCCAGCGTGTACTGAAAGCGATGAACCAACAAGGAGGAAAATCATAATGAAGCTATTAAAATTTTCAACACCGACCTGCACATCTTGCCGTCAGTTATCCGTATTCATGCAGCAGATCGACACCAGCGGCGTAGAGATCGAAGAAATAAATGCACTTGAGCGTGAAGACCTCGTGGAGAAATACGATTTTGCCGGCGTTCCAACACTCGTGCTATTAGATGGCGAAACCGTAATCAAAAAACACACCGGTTTACTGTACCCAGAACAATTAAACGATTTCATAAACGGAGGTAACGAATAATGGATTTTGAAGAATTTATGAAAAACATGTTCGACGAAGGCGAAGAACGCGAGCACCTCGAAAGGGCAAAGCAAAACATTAACAGCGGATTAGCGAACGAAATGGTGGAACAAACCATGACTTACGCGATGTTGTTTTATGATAAAGCAATCGAAAACGGATTAACAAAAGACCAAGCATTCGAAATTTTAAAGATGGTTTTACACTCTATCATATTCTAGGGAGGAACAAAAATGTCCGAAAAAAAATATTTCTTTGACGGCAAAGACGAAAGCTACACAGAGATCGTCCCGAACCCGTTAGACCAATCCCTAGCGGAGTTATTCACCGAACAGGTAGAGGCATTTTACTCGTTACCCCGAAACAGGTGGCAGCGTAAAGAAGTGTATTTCTCGCCGAGCGGAGTAACAAATTGCGCTAGACATCTATTTTACGAGAATACGAATGCCCCGCTTGATGAAATCGAATTGATCGCCTGGAAAGAAAGGTTATCGCGAAATGGAACAGGAAGTCACGATGTGACCCAAGCGGATTATTTAAAGATGGAAGAGAAGCTGAATAAAGCGGGGATCCCGGTAAAGTTCCGTTTTCTCGAACCAGAAATTAAAGGAGAAAAATCTTACAAGGTCGGTCAATACACCGTGAAATTACGCGGTAGAAGCGATGGGCGCCTAGCGTTATTAAACGATGAGGGCGAAGTTGAAACCATTCTCGGCTGGGAAAAGAAAACGAAAGACAAGCGCAAGAACCTGAATAAAATTATGAAAGACGGTCGCGTACAGGACACACACCGCCAGCAAGCCGTTGCATACTTTCTAATTTGGGGAATTGATAAGTGGATATTCGAATACGAAGCGTTGCAAAAGCCAGAGTGGAACGATAATCACCCGGAGAAACCGGACATCGCACATTTTTATGTCGAAGTCGATAAAGACGAAGCGAAAGCATTACTAATACGCCTAGCGAAAATTGTGAAAGCGGTCGAAGAGAACACAATACCGGAGCCAGAACTTGATAAATGTAACTTTTGCCCGTTTAAAACTCAATGCCATAAAGACGGAGGCTACAAACTATGAAACAAGTAATCGTATATTCACGCAAAGAGTTAACAAAAATGCTAGACGCGCTTGACATTACCGAACAATACTATGATATTGCGAAACTATTTCTGCAAAAAGAAACGGGACTGGTTGAAACGAGTGAAATCAAACCAGCGTGGGTTATCAATTATGGTGATCAGCCAATGCCGGACCCGGAAGAAACACCAGCGATTGGTTTCCGTATGGAGCAGGACGATTACGAAGAAGAAGACGAAGAAGAATACGACGCTGAAGAAGATTTCGAAGATGGGTGCAATAGTCGTTAAAGCGACGAGATTGCCCCATTTTTTCGTTTTATTCCCAATTCCTGGGTTAACACCTACCGAAATAAAAATCAAGCCATTTTAGGGGGCATTTTGTGAAGATTATCGAAATTAAAACGCTTTACCATGTTATGCTTCTCACGGATACCTACCAGAATTATATCGAAGGTACGACCGTTGAAATTGTTTTCTCGTATGAAAACGAAAACTATAGCGTTCATGTGGTAAAAGCGGACAGACCTTTTAACCATTTAACCGCTAAACTACCAAGCTATGATGTTTATTTACTGGGGCGGTTATTCGATCAGCATGGTCACATGATCGAGCTGCCGGAGCATGAAGCGAATTTTCTATTGAAAGAGATCGTAACACACAACCAAGCGCGGTTGCCGCTGTTATACATTTAGGAGGGCGCTATGAAAGATTATTTAACGATGAAAGAAAAGTTCAGTCTTGACTATTTCGAAAGCGGAGAATTTACAAAAATGGTGATTGGCGTAAGGCTTCCGACCGGAGCAACCGAGCTCATTATCAACACGGAAAACATTCAAGAAAAATTCGAATATTATTTAAACGCTTATGACGATTGGCTGCGATTAAAAAATAATCCGCAAGTTCAAATCGTCGATTATATGTTTGTCTAAAGGGCGCCTACGGGCGTCTTTTTTAATTACTTTTAAGGAGATTACAAAATGGAAATCAGACACTTTTCCGTACCAGGCAGACCGCAGGCGAAAGAAAGACCTCGTATGAGTTATGGTCGTGCTTACACGCCAAAGAAAACAAAAGAGTACGAAGCGAAAGTTTATGCGAATTACAAAGCAAAACACGGAAGCAAGCCGAAATTAACCGGTCTATTACGCGTGGAGGTTTTTATTTATTTCGACAAAAACAATCATGGTGATGTTGATAACTATATCAAAATAGCACTCGATGGGCTAAACGGAGCCGCGTGGAACGATGATAAACAAGTGCGCGAAGTGGTTGGGTATTTAGTCGTGGATAAAGCGGAGCCGCAACGAATGGAAGTAACGATCCGAGAACTCGAAGATACTTTTCCGTCAAGAGTTGCAACAAAATTACTCGCGAATGTTACAGAGCAGGAAGAAGCACCGAATAATTTAGATGGGGAGGAAGAATAAATGACGCCAAGCATTCAAACCGGAACGCTTTCAGAAACTGTAATTGAGCTCGATGTAATCAAACACGGTTATAACATTCTATTTCCGAAGGTAACAACACGATACGATAGAATAATAGATTTGGGAACGGAGTTCAAACGCATTCAAATCAAGACCGCACGCGTGGACAAGCGCGATAATAATTTGCGTGTTACTTTTGATGTGCCGTACGACCCACTAACGGTTGATTACTTCGCCGTTTATTCCCCGTCAAACGATGAAATCTATTATGTTCCCATTACAGACATTCCGCCAACAGCGAAAGGTTTCACGATCCGAGTTACCCCACGAAAAAATAAACGAGTTACCGGCAGCTTAACCGCCAGCGACTATACTAAATTTCCATTTTAAAACAGGAGGATTACAGAAATGAAGTTTTTACCGGAAAAATATTTAAACAAATTTGAGGGGTTCCCGGCGCACATGAACGAGCTTGGGAAATTCGTATTTTACAGAACTTATTCCCGTTGGCTACCGGAGGCGGGACGACGCGAAACATGGAAAGAAACCGCAGCAAGAGCCGCTGATTACAATATTTCACTAGCGGAAGAGCACCTGCGTAAGATTGGTTACAAACCAGATAAGAAGGCGCTAGAACGAGAAGCCAAACTATTGTTTGAAAACATGTTCAATCTGCGTCAAAGCGTTTCAGGGCGTACACTTTGGGTTGGTTCCAGCGATGAAAACAGCGTTGCGCGTAAGTATCCGCTTGCGAACTTTAACTGTTCATTCCTAAACATCGAGAAATGGAACGACCTTGCGCAGTTATTTTATTTATTGCTCGTTGGGACAGGCGTAGGTTTTAAGACAACATTCGAAGTTATCGACAAACTCGCACCAATTCGTAACAATGTGGATTTAATTCTATCAGAATACAATCCGGTTGAAAAACACGAGCGCTTACACAAAACAGAACTGCAGGATCTCGGAAATGGATACGCGAAAATCTTTGTTGGAGATAGTAAAGAGGGTTGGTGCCAAGCGCTCGATAATTATTTAATGATTTTATCTGAAAAAGAATACGAGCATATCCACACAATCAAGATAAATTTCAACTCTGTTCGTCCAAAGGGTGAGCGCCTAAAGACTTTCGGAGGAACCGCTTCAGGACCGGAGCCGCTAAAGGAAATGTTCGAAGGGTTTGACCAGGTATTAAAAAACCAGCTTGACCCATCAATTCCAAAGTGGGAAGAAGTCGGAAACGGTTATGTAAAAATTCGTCCAATCGGAATTCTCGATATGGGCAACTTAATCGGCAACAATGTTGTCGTTGGTGGGGTAAAAAGTCGTCTTGCCCCACTTTAAAAACTCGACCTAATTGACTTGGAACCTAAACGCTTCGGGCGTAGGCAACAGGGCGCAAGGGTAATGCTAGCGTGAGAGACTAAAGCGGTTGAGAGCTTCGTATATTCGAAGAATAAGCGATAGTCCGAACCTCGTAGAAATGCGGGAAACATGGCTGAATGAAGACGCACAGCCGAAATTAACCTATTCAGTGCAAATGATTTCGAGAGTATGTTCGCAAAATACGGAATTAACGGTTTGTGGTCGGAGGAACAATTCGAACGCCACGAAGAAATCAAACAGAAAATGATCGAATTAGAAATTCCGGTTCCTGTTTGGTTCGATGAAGTCGGCACCAAGCATTATGACGAAAAGGTAAATGGCGAACAGCCTTACAACTTTGGTCGTCCAATGCACCACAGACGCATGAGCAATAACTCTATCGCGTTTGATGAAAAGCCAAGCCGCGAGTTTTTACATCTTGTTTTCTTAATGATGAAAAATGAGGGCGAGCCAGGATTTATAAATATGGAAGAGGGACGCAGACGCCGCCCGAACTTCGAAGGTATGAACCCATGTGCGGAAATTCTCCTCGATAAATACCAAACTTGTAACTTATCAACTGTTAATTTAACAGCTTTCGTCGAATACAAGAATGGTAAATATGTATTAAACGAGCGTGAACTAATTAAGGCTCAAAAACTATCAGCACGCGTTTGTCTTCGTATGACACTCGTTGAATTGGAGCTGTATAACTGGGCGGAGAAACAAAACCGTGACCGGTTGCTCGGCACATCGTTAACAGGCGTTCAAGACGCTTTCGCTATGCTGGGTTATAACGACGAACAACAAGCGAAGCTACTGAAGAAACTCGGCAAAGTTGCGCGTCAAGAGGCGGATCGTTACGCATACGAGCTTCGTGTATCTGCACCGCTGCTAGTATCAACCGTCAAGCCAGAGGGCACGATTTCACAGCTTATGGGAGGCGTTTCATCGGGTCTTCACATGAGCCACTCACCGATTTATATTCGCCGTATTCGTATCAACGCTGATGATCCACTGGCGAAAGTAGCGATGAGCTTAAACTGGAATGTAAACCCGGAAGTTGGCAGCGACTGGACCAATGCACGAACACTCGTGATTGACTTCCCGATACAATCCGGCTCCACCAGAACCAAAGACGATGTAACCGCACTGGAACAGTTGGATACTTATTTTATGTTCCAAAAGAATTATACCGAACACAACTCGTCAAATACGATTACTGTTCGTCCACACGAATGGGAGCTATTAGAAGACAAGATATTCGAGCGTTGGGACGAGTTCATGGCGGTATCATTCCTTGCGTTAGACGGTGGAACTTACAAACTAGCACCTTACGAAGCATGCGACGAGAAGACTTACGAAACACTTAAAGCACAAATGAAGCCGTTTGATCCAAAACTATTAGAACAATTTGAAACGGTAGAAACGGATTTCGATTTAGGTTCAGACGCTTCGTGCCTTTCAGGGGTATGTCCAATTCGTTGATAAAAACAGGGAGGCTTCGGCTTCCCGCTTTTTTTATTTTATTATTCTAAAAACTGTTACAGGACACATGAAACCACCGAATTATTAGGGTGAAAGGGAGGAAATAAAAATGAAAAAGAAAGAAGAAGTAAAAGAAGTGCCGCAGGAAACAAAAGAAGAAATCACATTAAATGTAACGATTGATATGTCCGGCGGTGAAAAAATCGTATTGCCTGGGTTAACGCCAACTCATACACAACCGATTATCAACTGGCTAAAGGGAAATGCGCACCAAATGTTTGAGGTTGTATTTGCAGAAGAAGTGTATTATATCAATCGCGAATTTGTCGCAACAGTAAAAATCGAACCAGTAAAGTAAGGTGAAAATTAAGTGAGAAAATGGGAATTGCTTGCGCGAATGGCGCTTAAAGAGGGCTATTACGCAAGAGATGATGGGGTTATTGTTACGCCAAGAGGCGTTGAGCTATCCAGAAAATCAACTGTAACATACTTGAACTTTTCTTATTGGTATGTAGAAGCTGGACAAAAGAAAAAGGGAACCATACCCCAACACAAATTCGCTGCTTATTATTTTTTCGGGGAAGCTGTTTTCGAAAAAGGAATAGAAGTTAGACACCTAAACGGAAACGAGAAAGACAACAGCAGAGAAAACTTAAAACTTGGAACACACAAAGAAAATATTCAAGACACGCCAAAAGAAATTCGTTTAAGAGCTAGCAGAGAAAACGGTAAAAAAGGTGCGATAGCAAGAAGAATTTTCAACGAAGAGCAGATTAAAGAAATATTAAATATGCGAAGCAAAGGTCTTTTATACAAAGAAATCGCAGAAATATTTAGCTGTTCCAAAACGACGATAACCAATATTTGTTTAGGAAATCACTACAGAGAATATCAAAAACCAGGAGGAAACAATCATGCCGCTGCCGAAAAATAATTTGTTATTTGGGTTTGAGCCTCGACTAACAAACGAACAAAGGGAGTACGTAAACTCAATTTTTGATTACAAATTCACCATTGTAAATGCAAAATCTGGGACAGGAAAAACAACGCTCGCGGTTGCCTCTGCGAAACTGTTAAACCAACCGTTGGTTTACATTTTTGCTCCGGTGCAAGAAAAAGAAATGGGGTTCCGTCCGGGAACGCAGGAAGATAAGGAACAAGAGTACCTATTCCCGCTGATTGACGCGCTAAAAGAAATTCGTGAGGATCCTCGATTTGCAATCTATAAAGAGGACGACCCAGAGTTCATAAATAAGCAAGCATGGGTTTATCCGAAATCTCACATTTTTGCTCGCGGAACAAACATTAAAAATTGTACTGTGATCATTGACGAAGCACAAAACTTTACAAGAGGCGAACTAAAGAAAGTGCTTACACGGATACATGATACATGCACGGTCATTATGATTGGGCACGACGGTCAATGTGACTTAAAAGACCCAAAGAAATCGGGTTTTGTTCCTTATATGAAACATTTCGAAACAGAAGAATACGCAAATGTTTGCGCGCTCAATATCAATTTCAGAGGGAAAATAGCGCAACACGCCGATAATTTACAATGGTAATAGGAGGAAACGAATGGAGTTATTGTTAAAACTACTCGGGTTGGTTATTGCCGTATGGGCGTTTTCCGGTCTGGCGTATGGGATATGCTGGCTGGTGTTCCCATACCTCGGGCTAACATTTGTACAAGCGTTTGTCGTTACTTCCATTCTAGTGTTAGT